GAGCGTCCTGGCACCTATTCCTACCTGCGCCTGTTCTCTGACTGGCTACAGGAGCGGGGCTATCCGGCGATCGAGACGGTGATCACGGTTGACCGTAACGGCAAAGAACTGAGCCTGGAACGGGAGTGCGCCGACAATGGCAGGCTTCCGTCGCTTGCATACGGGTTTAAGAAGTGCAGCCAAAAGTTCAAGATCAGCCCTCAAGAGAAGTTCGTGAACAACTGGCAACCCGCTCGCGATGCGTGGAGCAGGGGCGAAAAGGTGATCAAGGCGATCGGCTTTGACGCAGACGAACCAGGCAGGGCACAGCGTCAGCAGGGCATGGAGTCTGATAAGTGGATCTGGCGGCACCCACTGATCGAGTGGGTCTGGGGTAGGGAAGAATGCGAGGACGCGATCGAAGCGGCGGGACTGCCGCAGCCCGGTAAGTCGTCTTGCTTCTTCTGCCCTGCCATGAAGCCCCGCGAGATCCTGCGGCTCAAGCAGTGTCACCCCGATCTGCTAGAGCGGGCACTGGAGATCGAACGCAGGGCCGCGCCGAATTGTCGCGGGGTGATCGTGGGACTGGGTAGAGACTGGACGTGGGAGAGCGTGATCAAGGCAGACGAAGCACAACTCAAGATGTTTAGCCACCACATAGACACCGCTTGCGGGTGCTATGACGGCTAGCTGATCGTGACACTGGAGGCTGACAGCGCAACTGATTTGATCTAATGCGTAACTACCGCTTGACCGTAGCCGTGGGGACGCTATCATCAAGTCATGAGAGTTCGAATTTACACCATCGAAGCCCCGGGACGCGACGCCGAGCAGGTGCGAGGCACAGCCAAGGCTGCCATGCGACGAGTCCAAGAGCTTCACCGCGCCGGAGTCAAGGCGACTCTGAAGCGAACCACCCGCGCCCAGCTAAGGGCACTCGCGGCCTAGCCGCACGGAGGACACTATGAGCAACGCAGCGGAGGCAGCCACATACCCGACCTTGACCCACGAGCAGAAGGCGATCGCTGTGGAACTAGCAGCCCTGTTTAGCCTTAACTCGCTCTCTGGAATTGACTGGGCGATCAAGGCAGGCACCACCGATCTCACGATCCGAGAGGTGATCGAATACGCCCACAGCCGACAGAGCGGCAAATACGGATTCACGCATACCGCCGCGAAGATTGCGCGATTTATACCGCTAGATTCTATCTCTGAGGGTCTCTCGGTGAGAATGGCTGATCACAACATCCTCGCAGCGCTTCGCGGATACCGACCGCCCCAGGACTAACTCACCACCAACCCCCACGGCCCGCCGGAGCCTATCCGGCAGGAGGACACCATGAAGAGCAAGATCACCACACTCGCAATCCTCGACCACCTGACCCGCCACCGCCCTGACGTGGCATACGTTGACGAAATGCGCCACACGGGGGGCGCGGGCATCACCCTCGTACAAAGCTGGCCCCTGAGCAGGGAGGCCGACTCCCCCTATGTGTGGCGACTCATGCACGTCGCGGCCAACCGGAGCCACGTCCTCCGATGCTCATGGGCAGGGCAGCGCATCGCTTTCAACGTGGCTAACTCCCAGGAAGAGGCTGTGCGCGACGGGAGCAAGGAAGCGCGTCGCCTCGCAAAGGTGCGACGGGAGCAGCAGAACGATGTGCGGCTCGCTGAGATCGACGCTGACAACAAGGAGTAGGAGCACACCATGAAAGGCACCCTCTCGCACAAGCGGCGGCATCCTAACGGCTCCGGCGCGTACATCGTGAACGTGACCTGCCCCGGCTGCGGCAAAGGCCGCACGGTCGCCTGGGCTGGCTGGTCGGCGATCATCTGCCAGGGCTGCGGCGCTGAGTTGATGCGCGGCGAATACCGGAAGGCCAGACGCTAGACTGCGGGCCTGCGGTGGATGAGATTGGAGAAAGTGACATTACGTGCTTGACCGTAGCTGTGGGGACGACTACCATTAGGACAGTTGAGGGCAATCAAGCCACCGGAGTTAAGACAATGACCGCAGCCGACGCCAAGACCGCAGCCGAGGCCGCAGTTGAGATCCTCGCGCGCCAACCGCAGCACAAGGTATCGCACACTCTAAACCTCGCCATCGACGGTGCCGCCCTTGACGCTGCCATTGATCGCGGTCTTGCCGTCCTAAAGCCAGGCACCAGGATCTCATCCTCCCATTCAGGAACCGTCGTCGCCATCGCGCTGACCTGGAGAGGACGCGCGCTCGCCCGACAGCGAGGCTGGGTACACGGAACCCTTGGCAACTAACCACCACCAACCCCACGGCCCGCCGGAGCCCATCCGGCAGCAACCGCCCCAAGGGGCACGGAGGACAAGACAATGAACGAAGCCACCAGCCGCAAAGACCCCGTAACCTGGACCCACTACACGCGAACAGCAACGGGCCGCGCCAAGGCATGGAAGGTCCACCAGTCCCACCTTGACGATCTGGCGGCGAGGCTAGAGGCTCACCCCGGTCGCGACGGTCAACCGTGCAGCCAGTATGAGGCCGAGGACTATAACGGTTGGCTGGAATACCAGTCACGGCTGCAGGCTGGCATCGAGTGGGAGAACTCGACCACAGCGGAAGACCGCGCCGAGGAACTCTGCTGGCTAGAGGGCTGCGCTATCGAGACAGAGAGCCTGATGGCTGGCTCTCGGTGCCTGCCCTCCGAGCGCAGGATCTCCCGCGACGCGTTCACGCGCTAGACCCACCAACCCCGCTCAGGCCACAGCGTCCGCCCCGGCGGGCGTTGCTGGTTCTGGACACTGGCGCGAAGGTGCATAGACTGGTTAGAGACTTGCACCGCTATAGGGCAGCATGCCAAAGACGACCCAGGCAGAGATCGAACGGCGCATGGCCATCGTGCAGCAGCGGATCGGTGATCGCGGCTGGTCGCTTCAGATCGCCCTCGACCTTGCAGCAGAGATCGGCGTGCACCGAGATACGATCTACGCGTACCGGGAGCGCGTCATAGAGCGCACCCGGCTTGAGATGTCGGAGCGTGACCTTGACGAGATGCGCTCGGAGTTCCTCGACAGGATCCGAGGCCACCAACGCGCAGCCCTGGAGGCTGGCAAGCTCGGACCGCTCGCTGCCATGATGACCCTGGAGAGCAAGATCACCGGGGTCGAGAGAGCCGCTGAGATCGACGCACAGCCCGTCACGGTCAATCTGCACGTCCCTGGGCCCCTTCCGAAGTGAGGACGCTCAGCGTCGACTACAGGCCGCACCCTGCCCAAGTCCGAGCGCACACAGCGCCGCAGGATACGGTGCTCTTTGCTGGCGGCTGGGGCTCGGGCAAGACGTGGTGGTTGATCGCCGAGGCTCTGCGGCTGACGGTGGAGAACCCTGGCCGCCCTGGCGTGCTGGTGTCGCCGACCTTCCCGCTGCAGAGGCGCACGCTGTACCGGGCGATCGTGGACATCTTCCCCGAGGCCAAGCGGTGGCCGAGCGGCGCAGCCAATGCCCGCGACTGCCTGGGCCCGCTGGTGAAGGACTGGTCAGCGAGTGACCGCGTTTTGACCATGTGGAACGGAGGGTCTTGGTATTTTTGCTCGGCGGATAATGTCGGATCGCTCGAAGGCGCGAGCTACGCTTGGGGCTGCCTTGACGAGCCCAGGCTGGTCAGGCACGAGGCGTGGCGCATCTTCAATGCCCGCATCCGCGACCCTCAGAGCAAGCACCTGCGGCGCGCTGTGGCCGGTGTTCCCGCGATGGGCTGGATGTGGGATGAGTTCGGCAAGCCGCACCCAAACCGCGCGGTCATCCGAGGCAGCACCACCGACAACCCGCACCTGCCCGAGGGCTACGTCGAGCACCTGAACCTGAGCGACCGACTGGCGAGGGCGTACATCCACGGCGAGTTTGTGGTGCTGGAGGGCGTGGTCTATTGGAGCTACACCGACGAGAGCATCGTGGACGTGGAGCCAGACCCCACCAAGCCGACCTTTGGCATGCTCGACTTCGGCGGGCGCAAGCCCTACTTCGGCATCGTCCAAGACCATGACTGCGGGGAGGTGGTGGTCGAGGAGGTGGTGGCTGCCAACGTGCTGGAGAGCCGCCACGCCCGGGACTGTGCCGAGCACCTGCAGCGGCTGGGGCTGACCATGCTGGAATGCTACTGCGACCCGGCAGGGCGCGCGAGAAACAGCATGACCGGCCTTAGCAGCCACCGGGTCTATGAGGACACGTTCCGCGCTGCCGGTGTGCTCTCTGGCCACATGCAGCACCCTCGCGGCCCAGTAGAGCGCCACATTCCCAACGGTGTCGAGGCTACCCGGTGCAGGCTGCAGGACCATGCCGGTAGGCGGCGCCTGTTCGTCGCCAGGGCGCTGACCGAGCAGAGCAGGACCAGCCGCTACCCCGAGGGCACGGTCGGCATCCACGGCGGGCTGATGGGCTACAAGTACCCAACCAAGAGGCAGCACACCAACGAGCCGCACAAGGACGGGCTGCACGATCACAGCATGGACGCGCTGCGCTACTACGTCGTCGCCCGCCACGGGGTAGTCGAACAGCCCGACATCGCGGCGCTCAATATGAGCCTTGACAATTCGGGCTCTACCCAATCGCACGCGGTGGGGTATGGTGCGGGAGATCTGCACCTGGGAGACTTCTGATGAGCGAACCCGACCCCGCAACCTGGGCCAAGCTCGGGCCGCTGTACGTGACTCAAGCAGCAGCCGAGCAGGCAGCCGCAAGCGGGCAGGCTGTGCGGATCTACCCGGAGGGCATGGAGGCGCTCAGCGAGTACATCTCGCTGCCTGGGCAGATGGGCGGCAAGCCCAAGCGGGCCAATGCCTCCATGATGGCGAGGCGCATGACCGACATCGGCACCTACCCGATGAGCGGGGTCGTCAACATGGACAGCAACCCGGGGCTCACGCCGGACGTCTGGCGGGGCTACGGCACGCAGGTGGGCGTGGTCGACCAGATGCGGATGGAGGATCCGGTCATCAAGGCGATCTGCCTCTCGTGGACCCTGCCGATCATCCGCAGCCACTGGAAGGTCGAGCCCGGAGGCGATGACCGGCAAGCGCTGGAAGAGGCTGAGTTCATCCGTGCCAACCTGTTTGAGTATCTGCGCGGTGGCTTCTATCAGTTCGTCGAGCAGGCAGTGGCTGCCGTCTGGCGCGGCTTCTCGCTATTCGAGATCGTCGCCCGCTTCGACCGCGACAGCAAGCAGACCCGGCTGGATCAACTGAGCCCGATGCTGCCGAACACGGTCTATAGCTGGAACCGCTACGAGTCGGGCCGCTGGGGCGTGACGCAGGAGCCCTATCAAGGCGACTCCGACGTTGGCGCAGCACCGCCCGAGGGAGGCGCGAGCCTGCCGCCTGAGAAGCTGCTACACGTCGTCTGGGATCAGAGCGGCGACGACCCCGAGGGAATGAGCATCCTGCGCCCCTGCTATGCGGGCTGGAAGTCTCGGCGGCTGATGCTGAAGCTGGAGGCAACCGGCTACGAGCGCGGAGCCTATGGCATCCCATTCGTCACCGTCGATCCCAGCGCTCGGGCCGGGGACTCCGATACCGTCAACGAGATATTGCGAGAGCTTCGCACGGGTGCCAGGGCCTGGGCCGCCTTCCCTCCCGGGTTCAATTTGCAGTTCGCCGACTTCCCCATGAAGGGCGCCGATCTGCGCGAGGCTCGGATCGCTGCTGGTCAGGATATGGCCCGCGCCACCCTGGCAACCTTTCTTCACACCGGAGAGCGCAGTGGGGCCTTTTCGCTCATAAAAGGGCAGCAAGATTTCTTCACGATGGCGTTGCAGACGGCCGCAGACATGATCGGCGCGGCGCTCAGCCACGGTAGCGACTCCCTAATCCAAAGGCTCTGCCGCTGGAACTACAACCGCACCGAGGGCTTCCCCAAATTGGTGCCCGGCTCGATCAGCATCGGAGACCCGAAGCAGTTGGTGGAGGCCATCAAGACCGCAGCCGAGGGCGGGGCGCTCCTACCTGATCGCGGCGTCGAGGAGTCTGTCCGCGCTGCGCTGGGCCTGCCTGAGATGCCCGAGCACGAGAGCCGCGAGGAGATGGAGCACCGGCTGATCAATGCGCGCCCTGCAGAAGTCAAGACCGAGGTGGAGCAGATCGAGCGCACCGAGGTCAAGAGCAAGGCGCCCGCCGTCACTGAGATCACCGACGATCAGGCCGACGAGACCGAGCGGGAGGCCAAGGAGATGGAGTCCTTGGCCGAGAGCCTGCGCCGACCCACGGCAGTCAGCGGCCGGGAGCTACGCGCCGAGGAGCGCTATGTGCGCCTTGACGAGACGCTTGCGCCGATGGTCAGCGTGAAGGACGCGATGGCTCAGGCTGCCGAGGACTGGCGCGAACTGATCGCCGAGAGGTACGCCGACCGGATGGCGCGTGCTGGCGACCTGATCAAGATGCGCGGCGCGGACGTGCCAGACGTGGGCAAGCTGGGTGAGGCATTCAGGATCGAACTGCGCAAGGCGTACCGGGCTGGGCAGTCGTCGGTGCGCGAAGAGATGGATCGGATCGCGGAGTCGCCCGACCTGCTGCCTGCCCTTGAGTCGGGAGACTTTGAGGTCACCCGCGACGACATCGTGGTGGATCTCCCAGCCGAGACGGAGACGCTCAGCGAGCAGACCTCGTTCGCATGGACCGGCCAGCAGCGGGGAGGCTTGACCGGCCTGCGCTACCTGACGAGCCTGGGCGATGGTGAGCCCTTGCTGCTGGCTCCGGCGGGCCGCAAGGTCGAGGCCGAGGCGCCGAAGGCCGAGGGCGAGTCTGTGGCCGACGAGATCGATCCCGAGGAGGCCATCGAGAACATCGCCAGGACGTCCGCCTTGGCTGCTGCTGACCGGGTGAAGGACGCCAGCATCACCGCCGTCCAGTCCGGCAGCATCGGCGGGGTGATGGCGACGGCGCTGATCGTGGAGACCGTGGCAGGCGCTGTGCGCGAACTGAGCCCAGGCAAGGATCTCGTGCAGGCCCAGCGAGACACCAACACGATCTTTGGTCTCGGCCGCATGCAGGAGGCTCGCGCCCAAGAGGCCGAGACCGGCATCCGATCCGCCATGCTGGAAAGCAGCACCTGTGACGTGTGCTTGAGCAAGGACGGGGCGACCTTTGAGATCGCCGAGCTTGACGAGTACGCCACGCCCGATCCTGATTGCTTCGGCGGCGATCAGTGCAACTGCATCGTGATATTTGTGCCGAAGGGATAGACCATGAACGACCAGATCAACCTTGCAGTCTGGACGACTGCCTACGTCAACGACCTGCCCGACAGCGCGTTCCTGTACATCGCGCCCGGCGGCGAAGAGGACGACGACGGCAAGACCAAGCCGCGCTCCCTGCGCTACTTCCCCTACCGCGACAGCAAGGGCGACGTGGATCTCCCGCACCTGCGCAACGCCATCGGCCGGATCCCGCAGAGCACCGCTCCCGGCTTGACCGCTGACAAGATGCGCGCGCTGCAGGACAAGGCGCGGAACCTGCTGCGTGATGAGTCCGAGGATCTGGCCGAGACCGAAGAGGAGCGCAAGGCGCGCGAAGAGGCAGAAGCCAAGGCCGAGGCCGAGCGCAAGGAGAAGGCCAAGGCGAGGGGCGGCATGGGCAACCCCGCGAGCCGCCGCTACTACGCCGAGGGCTACTGGTCCGCTCCGCTGCTGCTCAGCGAGGGCCCGGAGTCCTGGGTCGAGGTGGTGCGCTCTGGCACGTTCTACGGCAACACCGGGCCGAAGCCGAGGAAGGTCGAGTTGACCGAGGCCGACGTGTACGCGATGGCGCGCAACTATGAGACCGTGCTGGCCGAGCAGTGGTTCTCTGGCGGTGCTCCGGTGGGCTACAACCACGCGCTCGCCGCTGGCAACATGGACCCAGCCAGCACCAAGGCCGCCGCCAGGATCAAGCAGGTCGAGGTCAGGCCCAACGACAAGGGCGGGGTGAGTCTGTGGGGCCTGTTCTCGTGGACCGACGAGGGTGCGCAGCGAGTCGGCGCCAAGGAGTTCGCCGGGATCTCCGCTGAGCTTATCCCGCCGACCGCAGCCACCAGCAAGCAAACAGGGCAACCGCTCGGCGGCTGGACGGTGGTAGGGGCCACGCTCACAAATCAACCGTTCGTGCCATCTATGGCGCGTCCTACCATTTTTTCTGATTGCGCTATGCAAGGAAACGATCCGTCTGTTACGCTCGCCGCAACAGACCCAACCCCGAGCCGGATCCACCTCTGCGAAGGTGCCGAAGCTCAGCAGGAGATCACCCCGATGACTGATATTCTCGTCAAGCTGGCCGAGGCTACCGGGCTGCCCACAGAGGCACCCGAGCTACTGGCCGAGGTGCGGCGACTCCAGACCGAAGCCGACAAGGTGACGGTGCTGACCGAGACGCTGGAGACGGCAACCAAGGAGGTCGAAGGCCTCCGCGACCGCAACTCGATCCTCGAAGAGCGCGAGAAGGTGCGCACCCTCGACAGCGCCTGCACCATCGGCCGTATCGCTCCTGCCGAGCGAGAGGACTACTGGCAGGTGTGCCAGACCCTGGGTGAGGAGAAGGCCAACCGCATCTTCGCCGAGGGGCGCCTCCCGGTCGGTCGCGAGACCACCGAAGCCGACGCGCCCGCCACAGGCACCCATGCCAGCGCGATCGAGGCCGAGGTGGAAGCCCTGGCCGAGAAGATCCAGAAGGACACCAACCTCACCGAAGCCGCCGCCTATTCTCGGGCGATGTCAACGGTCCTCGCTGACCCCACCAAGCTCGCGGCCTATGAGGCCGAAAGCCTCGACCAGTAGGAGCGCACGATGTCAACACCCTTCAATCCCACCCTGGTTATCACGCGCAAGTGCAACGACGACCTCTCGTCCTCTGAGTGGTTGCTGGTCAGTTGCGTCGGCGATGACGACATTGAGGTAGCCGGGACCACATCAACCGCCACGGGCGATCTGTGCATCGGCGCACTCACCAACGACGTTGCTGCTGGCACCGCATCGATCCCGGTCAGCGTGCCGGTCCAGTGCGGCGGCATGATCAAGGTCAAGGTTGGATCCGGCGGGCTCACCGCTGGGGATCTGGCGATGGCGGCAGCGGACGGCACGGCCGTCGCCGTTGCCACCGGCAAGTACGCCTTCGGAATCGCCCTCGAAACCCACGCGTCCGGCGATGTCGGCGCGTTTCTGTTCGCACCCAGCTACTACGAGCTTGGCTAGCCTCACCGGCTCGCACTAGGAGACTCAGACCATGGTTAATATTCAAGGGCTCGTCAATGACCGGATGCTCACCAACTACACGCGGTTGCTGGGCCCGTCTCTCGGTAGCTTCATGGCCGATGGGATCGCGCCCAGCGTCGATGTGAGCGCCAAGACCGGGAATTTCTACTCTGTGGGCGGCGGGTTCGCTTCGGCATCGCCGGGCCACGATCTGATCATCGCAGACGGACAAGACGCGCCCCTGCAGATCAGCACTTCGGTCAGCAAGGTCACCGGCTGGGACGTCAACGTCAACGGCCTCGGCGTGAAGATGAACAAGAGCAGCGCCGAATATGCCCAGGGCAACGGGCTCGACTTGCGCAAGGCCAACGCCGCAGTGCTGGCACGGCAGTGCATGATCCACCGCGAGCGCACCGCCGCCGCGCTGATCTTCAATACCACCACCTTCTCGGGCTACACCGCCGCGCTCTCTGGCACTGACCAGTGGGACAACGCAGCCAGCGACCCGATCAGCAAGGCGCAGGATGCCCGCGACTCGATCATCACCAACAGCGGCGAGACTCCCAATGTCGCCATCATGGGCTATGAGGTCTACAAGTCGCTCAGGCAGCACCCGCTGATCTTGGAGTACACCAGCCGCACCGCCAACACGGCGGGCGTTCTGACCAACGACGACCTCGCGAGAGCCCTGGATGTCGATACCATCTGGGTCGGCAAGGCTGTGGCCAACTCCGCCTATGAGGGTCAGACAGAGACAAATGCATTTATCTGGCAGAAAATGGTCCTCTTCGCCCACATCAAGAGCAGCCCGGCGGCGATGACCCCGCAGAGTTGCCTGCAGCGGTTCCGCATGACCGGCAGCACGGACGGTGCCGTGAGGCGGTGGGAGCCTACCCCGTATGTCGAGCAGATCGATATGCTCTGGAACGACCAGTACGCCGTTCCCACTCCTGCCCTGGGCTACCTGTACTCCACCGCCGTCAGCTAGGAGGCTGCCATGGCTGAGACACTCATCCCGCAAAGCGTTGCGGTCAACCCGGTCAACGGTCTGCGCGTGCGCCTCGGCCACAACGTCGAGACGCTCGCGGACGACAAGACGCTGCTTCCGCAGGATGCGCAGTTCCAACTGCTCGATCCTGACGGCTCACACCGCGACGTGACCCTGCCCGCCGAAGAGGCAAGCCAAGGGCTGTTCTTCATCATCAAGAACACCGCAGGCGGCGCTGAGAATCTGGTGGTCATGGATGACACGGGAGCACCCGGAACCAAGGAAACCCTCGGCCAGGGCAAGTGGGGCATCTTCATGTGCGACGGTACCTCGTGGGAGACCATGGGCGTCCTGAGCCACGCATAACCCAGGACAAGTAGGAGCGCCCCTATGAGTTACGAAGTTGCCGCAGGTCAAGAGTTGATCCACAGCGGTCGCCGCTACCGAGCCGGGGCACTGGCTCCCAGCGGCTGCGACGTTGACACCTTGTGCGCTGTTGGCGTGCTGGTGGAGGTGCGCAAGTCACAACCCGCATCGCGACCAGAGCCCGAGCCGGTGCCCGGCAGCGCGCGCGGTGGGTTCAACCCAGCCGACCCCGCCACCATCAAGCACGTGACCATCAAGGCCATGCCCGCCGCCCTGGCTGGCGTGTCTGACGTCGACACCTTGCGCGCCATGCACGAGGTCGAGGCCCGCAAGGGTGGACGCGATGCCATCGAGGAGCGCATCGGTGAACTGGAGATCGCAGGGTGAAGCTCCGAGCGCTGTGCAAACTTAGCCACCAGGGCACCCAGCTTGCCCCAGGAGACACGTTTGACGAGCCGAGCGAGTACAGCGCCCGCAAGCTGATAGAGCGCGGCTGTGCGGCTCCTGCGGCGTCTCCGAAGAAAGCCACCAAGAAGAAGGCCAAGGCCGCCGAAGAGTAAGAGGATCCCGTGGCATACAATGCAGACCTAGCCACGGCGACCTCGATGGCCCCTCAACTTGGCACTCTGTCTGCCACCAGCACCCCGACCAGCACGCAAGCCACGGTGATTTGGACGGCGGCCTATGATCAGGTCCGCGCCGCTCTGCTTGCCACCGGCATCGGTACGAGCCTCACCGGCTCCAGCATCGCCGAGGGCTGGGCCCAGCGGGCCGAGATGCTGCTCACGTCTGGCGCCGTGCTGATGGCCAAGGGATCCATCGGCATCAACGCCGAGAGCACAGCACCCAACCTGATCGAAATGGGCGAGTCCATGCTGGCGCGCCTGCCCCTGGTGCGGATGATGCTGCTCGACAACGGGGCGACCGCTGACAAGGGCAGCAGCGACAGCCGGATCGGCAGCCACTGGACGCGCGCCAAGGATCCCGACTGGGACCCGGATCCCGGCGGGGACAATGTTCCGTTCGCGGCCACGCCGATTTTTCCTGACGGCTCGGATCTTTGATGGCGCTTTCCACCAAGTACGGATCGGGACGGGGCACGCTCTCGGTCGCCATGAGCGACGCGCGCCGAGGCGGCGGCCAGCCCGGCCGGATGTTCACCATGAGGATCGAGCCTGCGCCGACCGAGATCCAAGCTCGCTTTGAGCAGTGGGCGGATCTGATCGATGACTTCGGCCCGGTCTTTGACGACGTGGTGAAGCTGTTCCGCAAGCACGAGCGCGATCAGTTCCGCACTCAGGGCAAGCAAACCGGCCCTCGCTGGCCGAAGCTCTCGCCCAAGTACGCGGCGTGGAAGCGGAAGCACTTCCCGGGCCGCCCGATACTGGTGCGAACCGGGGCGCTCCGGGACGCTCTGGTAGGAGGTGGCCCGGGATCTATCGGCGGCAAGAAGGGGCAGCGCGGGGATCGGTGGCTTGAGGTCGGGATCGACCCTGGCTCCGACGTCGGCAAGTACGCTGTGGCGCACCAGTTCGCCCGGGGCCCAGCCTATGAGGGCGCACAGCGCAGGCCACGTCCGCCAGTGCGCTGGGATCCGTCCGTCTGGGATAAGGGGATCAAGCAGGTCGGCCAGGGCGGCACGGTGCCCCTGGGGACCGCCATTGCGCAACTGTTCCAAGTCCACATCATCCGCGCCCGCAAGCAGGCGCACGCTGACGAGTTGTTCTCTGATCGCTTTGACTTCAAGAAGATGCGGCGCGGCGTTATGCGCCTCAAGACCCGGTGATGTTGTGGCGACCTTCACAGAGCGCGCGGTCGATGCGGTGTACGAGTACCTCGTGGACGAGACTACCGGGCTCAATGCCGAGACCCTGCCCGCCCTGCGCACTGCGCTCGGAGTCGACAGCAGCATCCTGCCCGACGTTGCCACCGTTGAGAAGTGGTACCACCGGGCCGCCCAGGCGAACGCCTTTCCGTACCTTTCGATCACCGTGGACAGCACCAGCGGCGAGGTCGAGGCGAACTCCCGATTCTATGACGTGCGGATCCAGCTTGGACTCGTCGTCCTCGATGCCAACATCGACGGAAACGAGGTCGATGTAGTGACCGCGATGTGGAGATATGGGGCCGCGCTGAACACCATCATGCAGCGCCGCACCGGTGCCGGATCTCAGGGCTGGACACTGGGGCAGGCGAGCGGCATTATCAGGGCCACCATCACGGCCGAGACGCCGGGCGCAGACCCGGGGCTTGCGGTTCCCAATGTGGCACTATTGACTGACCTTCTCGTTCGCACAAGCGAAGCCTACTAGGAGAATTTTCCATGACCGGCCCCAAAGTTGACATTGGCAGAGACCTTGTTGTCTTCGTCTCCAGCCAATCCGGCCTCACCCTCTCCGACACGGCGGGCGAGAGCTACCCCGAGGCAGCCGACGCCATCCGCGTGATCGGCAGCAGCGCGTCGGGAACCATGGCCTACAACCCGCGCGAGGATAAGTTTGGCACCGCCACGGCAGTGCCCGGGATCCAGCAGAAGCGCACGGCCGAGGGCAGCATCGAGGGCTACGTGATGCCCAGCGGCACGCGCACCACCGCGCCAGACATTGACGAGTTGCTGACCAGCAGCGGCTGGGAGAAGGTCGACCGCAGCGGGACGACAACCACCGTCAGCGGCGGCAGCAGCACGTCGGCGCAGGTGGACGTTGCTGCCTCGACCGGCTTCGCGGTTGGCGACGCTGTGATCGTGGAGACGGGAAACGGGACCTCGTTGTATGAGATGCGCCGCGTCTCTGCGATCGACACGGGCGGCACCAACATCACAGTGGAGCCTCCCCTTAGCTTCACGCCAGCAGCGTCGGCGAACGTGAAGGGAGCCATCGCCTTTTCGCCCTCGGATGTTCGCGACTCCGACGAGGACGCCCTGTGCGCCTGGATCCTGAACAACAACAGCGCCGACAGGCTCGGCGGCTGGACCCCTGGCACCATCTCGCTGACGATGGGCGGCGAGGACGCGGCGCGCTTCTCGATCAGCGGCACAGCCCGCCGCCAAGATCGGCTGTTCCAGACCGAGCTAGCGTCTCCGCTTTCGACGGGTGGCACCACTGGAGTCAGCATCACCGTCAACGACGGCCTCGCTTCCGCGGGCGACCTGATCAACACCTACTGGACCTTTGACGACGGCGCGACCACAGCCGAGACGGTCAAGCTCACGGCGATCTCCGGCTCCACGTGGACGATCACCAGGCGCGCGCTCGGCACTTCTGACCCGGGCACTACCTGGGCCGCTGGCACCAAGCTGCAGCCCTATCGGCCCACCGGCACTTACGCGGGCGACCCTGTGCCAGCGACCAGCGGGCAGATGGTCTTCTCGACCTATGGCGGCACCACCCCGATCGAACTGCAGTGCAGCGAGGCCACCCTGGATTGCGGCTTCGGGTTGGCATACCGCGAGGATGTCATGGGGAGCCTATTCAAGATCTCGGGATTTGTGATGTCGCCGCGCGAGGTGAGCGCCACGCTGAGCGGCTGGACGCTGTACGAGAACAACATGAAGGCCGCCATGCAGGCGTTCCAGACCACCGACATCGCCGGGGCAAGCTCTCAGCAGATCAGCGTTGCGGTGGTCAGCGGGCAGACCGAGGGGCAGATGTTCGGATGGGTCGCGCCCAGGCTGCGCACCACCGACGTGAGCCTTGACCGTGGATCCGAAGAGGTCACCCTGGACCTGGCAGGACGCTGCGAAGGCACCAGCAGCGGAGCAGATGAGATCATTTTGATGTTTGGATAGCACTAACCCTCAACCACGGAGCGCCCTGTGGACATTCAAAGCTGGAAACGCCGCCGCTTCACCCCGACTTGGGGCGGCAATGACACGGAACCTGAGCCATGCGTCATCGTCTACCATCCTCCGAGCGTAGGCTGGATGGCACGCTGGCGAGAGTTGGCGATATGGGCCCCGACCCTGGACCCGGAACAGTTCGCCGAGCGCACAGGCGAGGACGGCTTCGCCGAGCGGGTGTCGGACTGGACCGCCAAAGTGCAGGTATTCCGCGACGAGATCCTGCACGCTTTGATCGTTGGGATCGAGGGCCTCACCCTCGACGGCAAGGCGGTCGATCTCTCGGAGGCGATGGTCTTCCTGCTCGACAACGAAGGCCTCCGGGAAGAGGTGTTCAATGCGATCATCTCTGCCGGGACCCTCACAGACCCAGCGGAAAAAGGCTGAGGGCGGCGCTCCAGTACGCGGCCCGCCCGGCACCAACCGCAGAGCAGATCGAGTTGTGGGGCGACGGCTGGCGCGGATGCAAGCTGTGGGGCTCCTGCGGCGGCACTCGCTGCCAGGGCGAAGGCAAGCCATGGAGGTCGCCCGCAATGATGCCCACAGGAAGCCGCAGGCCGCCCGGTGCGCACCCCGAGGGCCGCAAGCTATCCCGGTGCCCTGTGCGCGAGGTGAAGCCCTCAGAGTGGCGCCTGCTGGCTGTATGGTCGGCTTGGCGCAGGCTGGGCGGCATGCCCGGGCCCGGCTGCGTGCAGGATCAAGAGGCGCAGCTTGTGGAAGCCTTCGCCGTGCTTGACTTGGAGCAGGATCTGATCGGGGCGTATCACGCGCAGGTCGCAGAACGGCGGGCCCGCAATGGCTAGCGGCGGCGACATCAACGTAAGGCTCGGGGTCGAGGGCGCGGGCAAGGTCCAGCGGGAACTGAAGAAGACGGGCGACGCCGCGAGCGCGATGGGCAAGGGCGCGAAGGCCGGGGCTGCTGGCGCGGCTGCTATGGGCGGCGCGCTGGGCACGGCGAGCTTGGGCGCTGCGGCCGTGACGGGTGCCTTCGGAAAGATGAAGAGCGCGGTGATGAGCCCTGCGGGCATGGCCGCCGTGGGCGGCGTGGGCGTGCTCGCCGTCTCGGCCGTCGGCATATGGGCCACCGTCAAGGCAGTCGAGGGCTTGGCGAAGGCGTACCGAGGGGTTCTGCGCGAGGCTGTGAAGCTCTCCGAGGAGCTTGACACGGTTGGCAAGAAGGCCCGCTCGATCGGCGCAGATCCCGAGCAATTCCAGACGCTGATCGGGGCCATGCAGTTGTCGGGCATCGAGTCCGATAAGGCCATGAAGGCTCTCCAGAAGCTCAACCAGGGCATGGGCGAGGCGATGAAGGGCACCAAGTCCTACACCGACGCCTTCGATGCGCTGAACCTGAGCGCCGCTGATTTGGCGCGGATCCCGCTCACCGAGCGGATGCTTCTGATCTCCGATGGCATGGACAACTTGGCGACGAACGCCGAGCGCGCCCAGGTCGCCGGGCTGCTGCTGGGGCGCACGGGCAAGGATATGCTTGTCACCTTTGAGGGTGGCCGAGCGGGCCTGCAGGCGGCGATCGAAGACATCGCCCGCTTCGGAGTCGCCAGCAATGAAGCGGTGACCGCGTCCGAGGATCTGCAGGACTCGATCCTGCGCTCGCGGAAGGCGCTTTTCGGCCTGAAGACAAAGGCGCTTGAGCCTATGTTGCTGCCGCTCTCCGGGGTCGCCGACGGCTTTGCTGAGATCGCGGCGAGCCTGCCGGACGAGTCTGTGGTGGGGCTGGGCGAGAGGCTCGCCGCGTCGGTCGCGCTGCTGGCGATCGAGACGATGCGCTGGGCCAAGGCCACGCATGCCCTGTTGATCGTCACGCAGCCCATGCTTAAGGCATGGATCGCAGTCTCGGATCCGTTCAACATCGGAGCGATCCAGCGGTTCAAGCTCTTAAAGTCCGGCATGCAGGACATGGTTGGCGCGGCGGGCAAGATCGCCAAGTCGACGGCAGCTTGGGATGAAAACATCCGCCTGATGGTGGGCGCCATCAAGGCAGCCAGCGACCCAATGCGCCAGCTTGACCGAGACCTGCAGGATCGGATCGATGCGCTCGACCGGGAGCGGGAGTCGTGGACGGCGGGCAAGCCGGGCAAGCCGGGCAAGCCGGGCGCCCCGGGCGAGTCTGTTGCTGAGCGCCAAAGAAGGGCAGACGAGGAAGCCCTGGAGCGGTTTAGAAAGAGCGGGATGTCCAAGCTGGAGATCGCAAGGCTTGCTCATGAGGGGCGGGTGGCCCTGATCCAGCGAACCGCCAAGGATCAGGCCGACGCTTGGGCTCTCGAGGGGCGGTCCTATCAAGAGTTCATGGACACGAAGCGGCAACTGTTTGACGAGTTGATCGCGCACGAGCGGGCCGAATTGGAAGATCTGAACCGGAGACAAGAGGAGGCGCTGAAGAAGCAGGAGGAGGCCGCCGCCAGGGCTGCGACCCGCTATGCGCGCGAGTGGCAGGGCGCCTTCGGGGCTATCGCGAGCATGGTCGAGCAACTATCCGCACTCATGATCACCGTGATGGGTGAGGAGAACGAAGAGGCCAAGAAGGCCGCCAAGGTGATGTTTGGGATCAGCCAGTCCATGCATATCGCGCGGGCTACGGTGGCGATGTTCGACGCCATCGCTCAGGCCAATGCGCTGGGCTATCCGCAGAGCGTGCCAGCGATGATCGTGGCGGGCGCAACCGGCGCCGCCAACATCGCGGCAATCGTCGCGACGACGATCCAGGGCGTAGCCGATGCGGGGCTGCCTCCGGGCGCCCTGCGCGCCGCCGGGCTGAACAACCACACCATGCTAGCGATCCGCAATGATGAGATGGTGTTGGATCCGGTCGGCACCCGGGCGATCTCCGAGATGCTGACGCAGCGATCCGGAGGCCAGCCTACGGTTGTCAACACTGTGCTGGAGATCGACGGTCACGTGTTGGGCCAGACGGTTGACACGCACCTGATCCGATCACAAGAGCGCGGGCTGCCCTACGGCGAGCGCGCGCGCTACGGGAGCGCCTGATGGCTCGGACGGCATTCTTTATGGACGACAAACTGAGCGCGGCGCAGACCATCGCGACGCTCGGGCCCAACGGTGAGCGCCCAGCGTCGCCGCTCAGAAACGCTCTCAACGACCGACCGCGCGTGGTCTGGCAGACCCCGGCCGATGGCTACTACTCGATCGACCGGAGCCAGTACATCGACCTCGATGAGGGCGGCGGTGAGGTCGCCGTGAAGCTGCCGCACTGCGTCGGCAGCGGGCCGTCAGTGGCACAGCAACTGCAGTCCGCCATCAACTCAGACTCCGGCACGAGCAACACCTACGCGGTGGTGTACAACGCGACCGTTGCGCGGTTCCAGATCTCAGCGGGATCCGACTTCTCGATCCTGTGGGGCACGGGCTCCCACGCAGACGGCGCGACGGTGCGCCCCTGGCTCGGCTTCGACAAAGTGGACATGACAGGCTCCGCGTCCTACACAGCGCCCGACGCGCGCTATGGCACCGACCACTGGGCGGTCTTTGACTTCGGCTCGGCCAAGGGGTTTACCCTGGGTGCGTGCATCCTTGAGGGCGGCGATGATGTGGCATGGAACACAGCCGCCAGCGTCGTCAAGCTGTACGGCAGCGCCAGCAACCTGAGCCCCACAGATCGATCCCTGTGGGAGACGAGCGCGGCCAAGACACTGACGTTCAGCAACCGCCCAAACGAGGACCAGAACAAGATCCAGATCGCGTTTGACACCGCTGGCGCGGCGATGAGCTACCGGTATTGGGCGTTCTCGTGGCGCTATTTTGACGAAGATCCGCTGCACGCCGTGGGGCTGCTCAAGGCTCTGGTGGAGTACGGCAGCAGCAGCCGCCAGGTGACCCAGCTTCGCAGTCACGGACTGATCGACAGCACCCCGGCCCTCGGTGTGCGCAGCTACTATCCCAGCCAGCGGCTGCAGGTCTGGCGCGCTCCGCTGAACTTCGACAACTGGGAGGCCAGCGACTACCGCAGCGTTGTCACCAAGGTGGTGCGCGGCGGCCGGGCCGCTGGGCTGGTCTGGTCGCTCCGGTGGAGCAAGGTGGCCGACGGCACCTATGACCCCGACGACGAGGCTGACAAGGGGTTCCTGCTGTGGGCAGCCCTGCAGGACTACAGCGAGGACGACTACGGCGGCGCGGCGTCTGACTTCATCTCCGGCGAGATCACGCTGGAGCAGGTGCGCTGATGGTGCAGCCGCTCGCCCTGCCCATCGACTGGGACAAGCCGCACCTGCGGATCGCCTATTTGGTTGAGGGAGTCTTCCGGGACAGCTTCGGAGGTCGGCACGTGGTGCGCTGGTGCGGGCCCAAGGATAGGACCGGCAGCGGGCTGCTGGCGCGGGCTTCGGTGGATGGCGTCGCGGTGCACGAGGCGATATCACTGGACGATCTGACGCAGGGCCACCCGCATGACAAGCGCTACACCACCGCGCGTGAGGGCTTCGAGGGCAGGTTGTCGCGCTGCATCTTCGACAAGACGCTCGGCACGCTCAAGCAGAACCTGCAGGCAGTCTCCCAGATCACGCTGACGGTCGACCTGGGTGACGACGATCTCGGCCCAACCGCTCAGCTTGACGTCTCCGCGCTGCGGGACATGGCCGTGCACGGCCGGTGGCGCGGGCAGCCCGTGCGCTTCACGCTGGTCGATCTTGACGATCCTGATCACCTGGAGACCGTGGCACAGGGCTCGTGGGACAGAGACCCGACCGACATGACGGATCGATCCTTCAAGATGACGATCGACGTGGGCGACGCGCTGCCACCGACGCTCCAGTGGCCCTCGTATCAGGTGCCGAATGGCACCGACCAATGGATCGAGCCTGGGTCCGGCGGTATGGGGCTGGGCTCGTGGCCCAAGACGGTGCCAGCAGCCTACTACTTGAACCCCGACCACAAGGGCAAGTGGCTCGGGCAACTGTACGGCGGGATCAGCGTCGACTCACTCTACCGAGAGTTGGTGATCTACGGGGTGGACAACACTGTCTGGTTTGCCCTGGTGTCGCCGCGCTTCGATCAGTTCTGCTTCGACGTCTGGTACGAGAAGGACGGCGGCGGGCTCGTGCAGTGCAGCGCCATTGTGTCAACCCTGATCTGCTTCAACAACGAAGATCCCAGGGTCGGCCCGATTGGGACCTGCATGCGCTTTACCACGCTGGGCGACTTCTCGCCGACTGGCGGGGCTCGCGCCTTCGGCAAGGTCGCCGGAGGACCCAACGCGATCAGCCGTCCGGCGACCTACGGGCCGACATTTCCCTACGGCGACAACACGCTGGGCGACAACTCGTCAGGCCACGCAGAGGCCATCCCGGACGTCTACGGCACCGACACCAAGAGCAAGCCTGGGCTGGTCTTTGAGGACATGATCAGCACGCTGCTCGGCTCGCCTCAGAGCCTGCACCCCGACTCCGTGCAGGACATCTCAACCTTCGTGCTGAACTACCTGCCCGTGGGATCGGATAACCGCACCTGTGCGCTGCCGCTGCGACTGACGGACGAGCCGATCTCGTTTCGGCGCGCAGTGCAGGGCTTCATGCAGTCGATCCCTGCCGATCTGGTAATGAAGAGAGACCCGTCCTCACAGACCTACGTCCGCAAGTTCTACGCAGTGCCCAGGCAGCAGCCCGGGGATGCGCCGGTCCGCACCTTCACGGAGGCCGATCTGGTGGTCAGCACGCCCAACATCGGAACGCGCCATCGGAGCGACCCGGACGGGGTGTATGCGAACGCTACCACGGTGGAGACCTCTGAATACTTCGCGGAGCCGGGCAGCGGTAGCTCTTCCGGCGAGATGGAGGTCGCGCTGACCCGGCTGGCTGAACTGGTCGACCTGCCGGAGCAGAGCGACACCGCGACCGGGCTCGTGGTCGAGCAGAAGATCCCGATGCTCGGCTGGAACTTCCGCGACGACGCCACATTCGAGGCAGTGGCTGGGCTGCTGGAGGCTGAGCGATCCAGGCCACAGCCGGTGCTGGAAGCGGTCCACGGCTACCCGTCGTTCCGGCAGGAGTTGGGCGACGTGATCGCCTACGCCATCCAAGGGGTGTACAGCGGCCCGGGTCAGATCAGATCGATGAGGCTTGATCTGGACACGCAGGCTGTTACGGTGCGATCATATCACCAACCCTCAGTGCCCAAGGTGGTCAGCGTCGAGGGCGAAGTGGCACGCAAGGACAAGGCCATGCAAGTGGCCGAGCACAAAGAGCCGGAGCGGGATCGGTCCCGGTTCGGTCAACAGAGACCCGGCACGTACCGGGCAGGATAGGAGCAGGGCATGCCGGGCGGAATCAGCTACATCGGCGACATGAGCGTGATCGAGAGCGGTGGCGAAATTACGTCACAGAGCGTCGGAGATAAGGCGCTCAAGAGCACCGCAGCGGACACCACCTCCATCGAGGTCAGCAGCACCACCGGCAAGCTCGGGATCGTGGACGCTGGCTCCTCCCTGGCCAACGGTCTCCAACGGGATCAATCCTCCAAGTATAACGGGCACTGGCTGCAGGGCTCGCTCACACCAAGCGACGCGGCGGCCGGAGTCTTCCAAGAGAGGAACACCTACGGCACCGTCCTAATCATCACACGCGTCCTGATCTACGTGAGCACGGTCGCTGGCGACACCTGCACGATCGACGTCGGGGTGGGCTCTGGCGCCAGCACCAGCTACGCCAACCTCATGCAAGCCCTTGATGTGCGCACCTCCACGGGCGCTTTTGGAAACATCAAAAACAAGGGCGGCACAGGAGAAGAGGTCCACCTTTGGGGTACCTCTGAATACGTAAATGCAAGCATGGCCACCGGCGCGACTGCGGAACTGGCGGGCAAGTACGCCATCCACGTGATCGACATCAACGCATAACCCAACGCGCCGCCCTGCGAGCAGCGGCGCGAAGCCAAGGAGCCTCGACAATGGCACAAACGATCCCGATCTACATCGACACAGACACCATCACGAGCGCGTCGATCGCCGATGGCACGGAAACCGCCGCAGCGGCGATCACAACAAACTCAGGCGGCATCGGTAAGTGCCTGCTGTGGGGAGTGCACGCCAAGCTGTCGAGCACCGGAGGCAAGGCCACCGTCCGGGTTTATGACGACGCCTCAAGCACGTCGCTCATGTATGAGGTCGAGTTTGACTTTTCTGACTCAGCGGTGAACAAGAGCGATCTGATGAGTTCTGCGATCCCACTGTTTGAAACCCCGTACTTCGTTGTTCAGGGCGACGGGACCAGCGCGGGCAAGACAGCCAACCTGACCTTTTACATCCAGGCCATTCGGGGCTAAGCCGTGTCGGCGACGAGACAGCCCGGGTCGGCCGCGACGTCGCCGGGCGGCGGCACAAGAGGCGCGCCGGGCGGCGGGACGAGATCCGCACCACAGGATGAGAACGGCGGCGGTGGCGGCGACGCCTTCGCAGCCCAGGTCGACGCGACGTCCGACGTCACGGCGTGGTGGTCTCCCAACGGAGCAGCGGCCGGGAGCCTCGCCGACGACGCCACCGCGATGCGCTCGATGGGAACCGAAGCCAACCCGGACATGCTGGCGATCGTCGCGAGCACGGGCAACTTCTCCGTAGTCGCCGACAACATCGGCACCGCGACGTCGCTGACCTCGTGCCTTGAGTCCATCCAATCGGACGGATCGAACTTCTGCGCCATCGACGCAGGTGGCACGCAGTCGTCGGACCTCGACACCTACCTCACCACGCAGACCGGCGCATTCTCGGGATTTCTGTTCTTCAAGAACTCAGGGGCCAACTGGAATTCTGCAAACTACGGCTCGATCCTTCAGTTTTACGGAGACTCCAGCACCACCAGCACCAGCAACTCATTTAACGGCATCGGCTTCTACAAAGGCTCCGCGACGCTGGGTAAGGCTCGCATCTCTGCACCCAACACGCTAGACATGACAACGGCCTCGGTGATGGCGATCAATACCTGGTACTTCCTGGGCTGGCGCCAGACGTCCGGCGACAACTTCACGCTGTACGTGGTGGCCGTAGGCGACGTTTGGGGAAACGTCCAGACCACCACCGGAGCCTCCGCGCATGGCAAAGACGGCCTCAACCTGGGCATGGCGATGAGCGGCACCCCTGCAGCCTTCGACGGCTGGCGATGGGGCCCGTTCGGGCTGTTCTCTGCGGACGTCGGAGAGACCGCGCTGCAAGACATTTTCGAGGCGATTGAGTGACCGCCATCGATCAGCGCATCAAGATCGCCATCGCGGCGGGCGGCCTCGTCTTTGCGGCTGGCGGCTTTTGGGCCCTCTCGCAGCGAGACACCGCAGCGATCTCGGAGCGGGTGGTCGAGGTGGCGAGCGACCTTGAAGAGCACGAGGACCTGCCCGCGCACCCCGTCACGAGCGCCAAGCTTGAGGTGCTGGTCACAGAGCAGCGCGCCCTCCGCGACGACGTGGCCCGGCAGGCCGCCAGCCTCGCCGCCATTTGCCAAGCCACCGGGGCGCAGTGTCGCTGATGCTGCATCCGATCCTGCAGCGAGTCGAGGCGATCGGCGGCGCCGTGTTCACTGAGGGTGACTACAACCTAAACATCGTGGGGATCCGCAAGCGGGACGGCGTGGTCGATCTGTGGAACGACCAGATCCACTGCCTCTTCAAAGTCAACGGCGAGTGGCGGGACCTGTGGTGGGAGGCGACCACATCGCCGGGCAAGCATTATCTCGTGTCCAAGAGCAAGCAACTCAACCCAGCGGGCACGGCGATCCTCGTGCCGGGCCAGTACCGTGGGGCGTACCGCATCGCCCGCCACGGCAAGTCGCGCTACGAGGCGCTCTGCCAGCGAGGGCCCGTCAGGGTCGCCAGGGACAACGATCAAGACGGCGCTTGGGACTATGACGCGCCCCAAGAATCGGGCCTTTACGGCATCAACCTGCACGCCTCAAGCTCGTCGCCATACACCCGAGATCAGGTCCGCGACTCCGTTGGGGTCTGGTCCGGCGGATGTCAGGTCTGGCGGTCAACGGAGTCCTTCCGAAGCTTCATGAAACTCTGCAGGCTCCAGCGCAAGGAACGCGGCTGGGAGTCTTTCACCTACACCCTACTGAACGAGTGGACACCATGACGACAAGAGCAAGACAGAGCCTTATCGCAGGAGCGATCCTGCTGCTGCTGGGCGCCATCGTGGCGCTGCAGTGGCAAGGGCCCGCAGCAGATGACGACGACAGCGCAGCCAGCGACGACGACAGCGCAGGCGACGACGACAGTGCGGCCCGCTGATGGGCGCCCCTGAGTACTTCGATCTCGCGGTGCGCTGCTGCGCCATCGGGGTCTGCAGCTACATCCTAGTCGGTCAGGTCATCAAGCCCGGCCTGCGGCTGGTGGCTCGCTGGCGCTGCGGCGGCGGCAGGCTCAGCGCAGGCCAAGAGGCGTTCTTCCGGTGGCTCACCCGAGCCCTGGCGGTGACGCTGGGCGGCGCAATCGGCCTGCTGCCGCTCTGGCCCGACTCGCTGCTCCCTGCCTGGGGCCCGCTGCTGGGCTGCCTCGGCGGCGGCCTCAGTCCTGGGATCTACATCGCCGCCAAGAAGGCGCTGCCCGCCGCCGTGGCGCGAGTCCTGAACGGCGCAGGGGTGCACGAGTGATCGCCGCGATCGTCGTCTGCGTCCTGATGGCCGTGGGGCTCTCTGTGGCAGCGTGGAAGCTGCCGAAGGTCCGGGCAGGGCTGGTGGCTGCGGCGGCTGCCGTGGCGGGCGTGGCGGCCTTGCTGGTGGCTCTGGTGGCTGCTGGCGGCGACATGAAGCGGGCCCGCCGCTCGGTCCAGCAGAAGCGCCAGATCAAGACGGCGCTCAAGGATCACAAGGCGTCGCTGATTGCAGAGCACAAGCGGGTTGCCGAGGTGCAGGATCGGATCGACGCCATCGCGGATCCAGCCGATCCAGCCGAGACCCTGGATCTTGACGCGCTGGCCGACCGGATAAACAGCCCGTGAGAGGCGCTGTGCTGGCCGCTGTGGCCTTCGCCGCCGTAGGGTGTGCCCATACCTCCCCGACAACTACCGCGCTGCTTGACGGCTTCCCTAGAGCCTCGCTGCCTGAAGTCCAGCAACCGGCGCACGAGTCGGGCTGGTGCGAGAACACCCAGCCCATCGGGCCCGGGATCGATGTCGGCTGCGTGGGGATGCTGGTGCCGCCGGGTCGGCTGGTGGGTCTGCTTGACGAGGCCGAACTGCTGGTCGAGGCGCGCAAGGCTCTCGACCTGAGCTACCGGGGCAGGGAGTCGGATCGGCAGTATGCCCTCGGTGTGATCCAGGCCCGCGAGGAACAGCTACGGATCGCCCGCGAGATGCAGCCGCGCCTGTTCGCCTTGGGTGCCGGAGCCGGTGCAGGCGCGAGCCTGCTGGCGGTGCTGCTGGTCCTGATCGCTACTCGCTGACCGCTTCGGCTGCCTCCTGCAGCAGCGCGACGATCCGTTCCGCCTGCTGGCGCGCCTGGATCCTGGCTGCTGGATCCTCTTCGGCGGCGATGGCCAATGCTGCCTCGCGGATGAACGTGGTAAGCCCCATGTTTGCGCGCTCTGCAGCGGCAGCCAGGGTGGCCCATTCGGCATCGCTCACGCGCAGGTTGCGGGTTCGCTGGAGTTGCTCGGGCGGGTAGGGTTCTCGTGGGGCCATGGTGTGCTCCTGTGCCCCGCAAGCCCGGGGCGTGGCGTGGGTGGTTAGGTGGTGGTTAGCGGCTCAGCAGTCCAGCCATCGGCCTGCGTGTAGTGGGTGATGCGCTCTGGGATCGCGCCTATTCCTGCTGTGGTGCAGCGGAAGATCGCGCCCGAAAAGTAGCGCTCATCGCTCCCGTGGATGTACCGGCGGCACCCCTCCCCCGCAACTTTTCGCTCTATCCAGTCCGCCAAATCAGCAAGACTCCTGATCCCGTTTGTGGGTTCAAGCTCCCCTGATGATGTGTTGCCGTAGGCCACCGCTTTAAAGTAGGTCATAGTGTCCTCCTGCCGGATGGGCTCCGGCGGGCCGTGAGTTGGTTAGAGCAGGTCGCGGTCAAGGCGTGCCAGCGACATTGCGACGAACTCAGCGGCGACATCGCCCGGACAGACCTCGGCCCAGTCGGTGCCGTTGGCGTATTGCGATCCCATTGCGACGTGCAAGTCAAACAACTCGATGGCGTCTTGGGTCACTTCGGCGGTGACGCTGCGGTCGGCGGCGGCGATCAGGCCGACCTCCTCGGCAACACGGGCGCGGTGGCTAGTGGCGGTGAGGTCGGTGATGTCGATGAGGTTGGTCATTGTCTCGTCCTCCTGTGCCGCTCAATGCAGCATCTACAGAGAGCGTAGCCGTGGGGTCGGCTGGGGTCAAGCAAGTAGTTACGTTTTCTTTTGGCGGCAGCGCGGGGCGTGGCGTGGGTGGTTAGGTCTCGCTCTCTCTCCTGAGCCTGTGGTCGTCTGTGCTTCCGGTGACTAGATCGAGGTGCCAGCAGTCGATCACCTCGTCACCGCGCAGCCGATGGAAGCGGATCACCTCGTCACCGCGCAGCCGGGCCGCTGCTTGCTGGGTCGTGAGCAGATCGTAGTCGTCGGCGTAGTCTTCGCCCTCTCTGCCGCGGTGATCCAAGCTGCCGTCGCTGTGGGCCTCTATCAGCCAGCGGGCGCGGGGCGCGTGTTCATAGTTGCGGCGGTGCGCCGCGAGCTTGGATGGTTTCACAGTGTCTCTCCTTGGGCCTTGATCCAGTCGTTCAGGAACACGGCGCGCAGCGCAGCCAGCCTCACAGCCGGACCCGTCCCGGGCACACGCAGCCGCCGTTGGGCCACTTGCCGCCGCAGCCGCTGCACCACTCGCCGGGCTCATGCTCGCCGGGGACGGGGCTCAGGCAGGGAGAGCCCAAGGACTTCTCGGCGTAGTCGGTGATACGGATGCCGGGCGAGCCGGGCCAGCCTCCGGTGCAGTGGTAGTCGTGCGCGTCTGTGGCGCTCAGGAACGTGGCGGCAGCGTGGCGCAGCCGAAACGCTTCGTCGTCGGCGCTGATCGCGCCCCGGCGGCGGGCGGAGTCGATGCCCTGGACAATCAGCGCGAGGGCCGCGACCTCCTTGCGGAGCTTGCTCCGGTAGTTCTGCTGCCGCTGGTGTTCGTGTAGGTCCATGGTGTGTCCTCCTGTGCCCCTTGGGGCGGGTTGTGGGTGGGCCGCTAGTCGGTGGCGTTGAGCTTCTCGATCATCTCGGTGACATCATCGTGGGCCCTCTGTGAAGCCTCCGACTGGAACTCCTCGGCGAGGGCCGTGATCGCCTGCTCCCATACCTTGCGCCGCTCCGGGTCGAGGTTGAGCGCGTCCAGCGTGTCGAGGTTGACGGTAACGGTGATCTTGCTCTTCATGGTGTCCTCCTGTGCCGCTCAATGCAGCAACTACAGAGATGATACCGACCCCACAGCAAAGCGCAAGCAAGTAATTACATTTGGTCCCCACATTTAATCCCCACAGCAGAGCAGCACCCCACATAGCAACGCCTCACCGGAGGACACTGGCGAGGCGTTGCAGACTTGGCCCGGGATGAGGGGTCAGGCCAAGGGGGTGCGCTACGGTATCACGGCGCGGGCTCGGTGTAGATGGAGATCCTCGGCTCGCCAGCGTAGCCCCGCACCCAGACTGCCCACATGTACTCGCAGGCATCGGTGCCGCCGCCTGTGAAGCTGGGCCGCCGAGCCAGCACGATCACCCGAGCCAGCCCTGATCCCGGGCCCACAACATCCAGGCGCTTCCGAGACGAGCCCAAGAAGTTGAGGCGTAGCAGCATGCAGACGCGCCCGCCCGGCTGCACCCGCGCCAGCGATGAGCGGACGAACTGCGCCGCCTGCTTGTAGGGTGGGTTGCTGACGACGCTGGCGAAGCGCCACGCGCCCAGGGTCTGCTGCAAGTGCCGGTCTGGCTGCAGGTAGTCGCCGCAGAACACCCGGCAGGAGCGGCCCGGATCCTCCTGAGTCTGAGCGGCCCGGTAGCGATCTGGATCTAACTCCACCCCGATCAGCGGCTCGTAATGCCGCTCCACCAACTCGCCCATGATCGCGCCGTCCCCGCAGGCGGGTTCAAGGGTGGGCCCGTGCAGTGGCTGAGACTCCAGCAGCGCACGCACCACCCACGCCGGGGTCCGGTAGAAGTCATCGGCTCGACGCACTGCGGATCGGTTCGTTGCGCTCACCGCCGAGCCTCGCCCACCTCGGCAGCCGTCAACTCGATCACCTTGCCGCAGCGCGGGCAGGCTCGCCGCCACTGGGCGGGCTTCAGCCGGAATGAGCGCAGGCAGTCGGAGCACCTCGCGAGGCGTGACCGTAGCAGGTAGGGGTTGCTGGACCTGCTGCGGAATTCCGCGATCCCGACCTTGTGCCGCCAGTAGCACACCGTCTGCGGGGTCACGCTCAGCCACTCGGCGACCTGCTGATCGCTCGCACCCGGGAAGGCAAGCAGGATGTCACCCAAGGCCCAGCCGATGGACGGGTACTCGTGCCCTCTCCAGTGGACGCGGCGCGGGCTCACCCGGTCTCGCGGCGCGGGATCCTGCCACGCTTCCAGCCAATCGGAGACGTGCCTAGATCGGCATCAAGTGCCGCGCTCCACGCGTCTGCGGTCGGCGCGGTTCCGGCCTCCCAATGCGATTCAGACAGCGCCCGCAGGTGCGGATACCCGCTAGATAGAAGCTCGCGCAGGGCGTGCCCCGAGTCGCACCCGCTGATCGTGATCGTGAAGTCGAGCCCGGCGTCGGGACAGAACACCGGAGCCGACACGTCGATCGCGATCTGGCCCCTGGCCCGACTCCACCGGGCGACGGTCGGCGAGCCAACCTCATCCAACAGATCCATAAGGTCCTCTTCGCTTCGCGCTGCGCCAATGTGCGCGGTTCCGTCGTCCCATCGAGTTATAAAAACAGACATCTCAACCTCCTTGGTTATAGGTTCTCGCCACACTCCCAGCACTTGCCGGGCCGGTCATTCTGAGCGCCGCAGCCGGAGCAGGTCCGGGGCTCGCCCTCGCCACGGCAGATCGCGATGGTCTCCTGCATCGCCTCGGCGCAGTCCTGGCAGATCACCGAGACGATCAGCACAGGCGGATCCATCTGCGCGCGAAGCTCGCACGGCACCGCGACGTTGTGGCCGGTCATGTAGCCGCACCAGTCGCAGCGATCCGCGTTCTCGACTGCCCAGTCAGCAGCCAAGCGCAGGTTCTCCCAGGACCTCACCGCATCGCCTCGACAGCGGGAAACAGGCTTAACGAGCCAAAGACAGGAGGTTCTGCGGGTGGCATGTTCTCCGGCAGCAGTTGCAGGGCGTGGAGCCCGTTGATCTTTGTCCTGCCCACCGGGGTAAAACCGGCGCACAGATAGCAGAACCCGGGGTCTCGCTTCGGCTTCGTCTTACCTCGATCAACAAAGGTGATCATCCCCAGCGGCGGCGGCTCGCCAAAGACAGATCGGGTGGCGGAGACGGCCTCCAAGATCAGTTCGCTGCTGAGCCCGGCGCCCTCGTTTCGGAAGCAGGAGCAGACCCAGGCTCCGGCCCAATCGTGCTTGACGTATTCCGCAAAAGGCCAAGAGGTCACCCACAGCGCGCGCCCGCAGGTCGCCAGCAAAACGACGCACCGGCCGGGCGGCACGAAGCCCACGGCTCCCACGGACTGGCGGTTATAGTGCCGATCCGCGATGGCGCGACCGCGAGGATCGCAGCGGGTGATCACCTCCCACCTCACCGCATCGCCTCGACAGCAGGACCCCAGCACAGGCGGATCTCGGTGCGCGGGCTCTCGCCCTCGGCTGCCCAGACCTTGATCGCGTGCAAGGCCGCGACGCAGGCATCATCGTGGACAACGCCCGCGCGCTGGATGGCGTCGCTCACCGCCTTCAGGCAGTTGTCCAGATCGGGGCGCGTGATCTTCGGGGCTCGCCCGGGGTCACACTCACAGGGCCGCTTGTGCTTGCACCGCAGGCGCCCGGGTCGCTGGAAGACGCTCACCACCGTCAGTTCGCAGGCGGTGCTGATTGGCGCGCGCTTGCCCCACTCCATGGCCATGAGCGCAGCGGCCTCGGCCTCAAACATTGACGTTCGCGCAGGCGTGTAGCTGATCACCTTGGCACCTCGCCGCGCGAACCTGGGCCGACCCTTGGACACGGGATCCCCGTGCAGGGTGCAGGTCCAGCACTCCAGGCCCTCGACGTCAGCCACGGCGCCACCGCAGCGGATCTCCGTTGATGGCTTCGATCTGCTCGCGCCGGATCTCCCATCGGTCGGCGTCGGTCAGCGGCTCGTCCAGATCGTCCCAGTCGCAGCCCAGCGGTGGGCGCTTGACCGGCGGGCGCTTGACCGGCGGCGGCTTCGGGATCTCGCAGCCGATCTCTGCGGCCGACTTTCGCGGCCAGGCTCGTCGGCTGTGGCCAAAGTGCTCGGTGCCGTCGTCGCAGTCGTTGATTGGCCGACCGTAATGGCTGGGGTCGCTACTCATGGCATGCTCCGATCAGGTTCTGAGCAGCCGCGATCAGCCGCTCGTGTTCAAAGAGACTCTCCATCATGGCAGGCATTGCCTGCCGCTTGCCGCCGATCTCAAGGATCAGCCGGTCTCGCTCGCTCTGCATCCACTCAGCCCAGCGAGCTACAGCCGAGATCACATCCTGCCGGGCGCGGGCCTCGACCTCTTCGGCCGCTGCCTTGAGCGGGGCGAGGGCGGCGCGGTCGCGCTCTGTGAGCCATGCTGAAGCGGGGACACCAGCAACCGGAGCGCGGGCCGCCTCGTCGGGATAGCGGGTCGCTATCTCGATCCGCTCAGCCAGGGCAAGCCCGGGGCGCGCCGACCCCTTGAGGATGTTACAGATCGTGGCCTGCGAGGATCCCAGCCTGCGACTCAGCGCCCGCTGCGACACTCCGTGCAGGTCGAGCCATGCCCGCAACAGGTCCGCGCCGGGCGGCATTGGCTTAGAACGGGATATCATCGTCGGGATCCGCTGTGCCGCTGCCGTGGCTCGGGGCCTTGCGATACTGGCGCTCGCTCGCGCCGAGATCGTGAGGGGTCGGGCCGTTGTGCACCTCGACGGTCTCGCACGAGATGCCCAGATCCTGCCGGGTGTTGCCGTCTCGGTCGGTCCACTCGCGCAGCGTGAGCCTGCCGCTCACCGTCACGCAGTCGCCCTTGGTTGCCTTCAGCAGATCCTCGCTGGCGTACTTGCTCCAGCACACGAGGTCGAGCCAGATCGTGGGCTTCTCCCTGCCCTGGCTGGCGGCTAGCCTGCCCTTGACAAAGGTGCGGTTGCTGCCCTGCACCTCTTCGGGGTCGCGGCCAAGGTGACCCGTGATCGTGATCGTGTTGATCCTCATTGCTTCGCCTCCTTGCGGCCGTCTTCCGTCGCCGCGCTGAGCATGAACTCGTAAGGCGGGTTTGAGTCGTTGCGCTCCTGCAGCGCAGCCAGTACATCGCCGGGGTCTTGCTCCCAGGTAGCGAGCGACCAGCAGCCGCCAGTGACCCAGCGGATCACCGTGTCTGCGTCCTCTTCGCCAGCGCAGCCGACCTCTTTGTGCAGGATCTGCTTGACCTTCGCCAGTTGCTGAGCCGCCAACTGCTGGGCCTTGGTGGCGCGGGGTGCCCGTGGTGCGCGCTGCGGGCTTGATTCAGGGCGCACCCCAGCCAGGGACTCTGCGTCATCGTCGCCGATCCCGTCCTCGCCCAGGTCCTCGTCAGGTGCCACCGCGACAGCAGAACACAAAGTGAACCTCCGGGCGTAGGTAATCGCTGAGCCCATAGCTTGGCTGGCGTTGCGACCGGCCTGATAGCCCTGCGTTAGGCTCCCGCAGTCCATGATCTCGCTGGGGCCAAAGAGTAGCCGCGTTGAGACAGTGACGGTGCCTTGATCGCCAACCACCTCTTGCACCACCGCGATCCCGTGCTTGGACAGCGTTGGCACGATCGCCTGAATGCAGGCCGTGAGGTCGGCGTAGTGGTACTTGTGGTGCGGGTTGTAGCAGTTGCGCTTGGGCATCGGCATCTCTGCCTGAGCGGCTGCCAGTGCCTCCGCTAAGCTGCCGTGTTTACTTGCCATTGGTTGTCCTCCTTGTGGCGTTTGCAATCAGGTGGTGCGCGGTGCAGTCAGCGCACCGGGCGGTGAAGGTGGATCGGCCATGCTCTGCCATGACGTGGAGCGCCTCGGCTCCGCAGAAGTCGCAGAAGATCGGCGGCTCAAAGCCGGTAGCCTGCTTGCGCACGCCTGGATCGTAGTCGCCGAGGGCGGCGCGGATGCGGCTATTGCTCATCTGCTCGCACCCTGCGCAACCCGCGCGCGCCTCGTGGAAACCGGGCCTCGACCACCTCCCACACCACCGACTGCTCGGGGCCCACGGTGGGCCGTGAGAGGATGCGCAGGCGAGAGCCCACGGGGTCGCGGGTGAAGGCGACAAAGTTGCTCGCCCCTCGCGCCGTGTCGAAGCTGGCGAGCCGGAGCCATTCGCCCCGGACCTCAAGATCAACGAAGTATCTGCGTGCAGCGTGCAGCATGGTGTCCTCCGCCGGGCGGCATGCCCGACTAGAGGAACGCTAATTCATTTGAATTCGTGTGTCAATAGCTTGCCTATTTTTCTCAGGCGTGTACTTTATGGGGACGAAAGGGGCATACATGGATAACACAGACAGTGCAGGGGCTAGCCGTCTTAGGGCGTGGATCGACAGCAGGGCGGGCTACACACAAGCCACGCTAGCGGAGGATCTCAACATCTCGGCGGGGATGGTTTCGCACCTCGTCACCGGAAGGGCCCGGCCTAGCACTGGCCTCGCCTGCTTGCTACAGGCCCGGACCGGCGGGGCCGTGAAGGTCACCGACTGGCTAGATGAGCACGAGTCCTTCGAATATGAGGTGATGTCCCGGTTGGTGGGGCGCGCCGATGGCTAGAAAGCGCAGCGTCTCGCCGGAGTTCTTCATGCACGAGGGCTTAGGCGGCATCAGTCCGCACGCTCGCCTGTTGTTTGTCTGCCTGTGGACCCTGGCAGATCGTGAGGGTCGGCTGCGCTGGGTGCCGATGCAGGTACACGCTGCCGCCTTCCCCTACGAGCCGGGCCTAGACATCGGCGCGATCCTGAGCGAGCTTGTGAGCGTTGACTGCGTGAGGCTGTACACGGTCGCCGCCAAGGGCTACCTTCTCCTACCCGGCTTCACCACATGGCAGAAGCCGCACCACCAAGAGCCAGATAGCAGGCACCCGGAACCAGACCAGGGCGACGGTTCGGAGATTCTCCGAAGCCTGCCGCGAGATTCTCTGAACACGGGTCCGACAACCTCGCGACCCAATCGCCCTCTTTCCTCTGATCCTCTTTCCTTTGATCCTCTTAATAAGACAGGTGCAAAGCACCCAGCCAATTCATCCAGATCAGCCCAAGCCCAGGAACTGGATCAGCACTGGCAGGATCTGAGCGGAGCGAAGCCGAGAGCGAACAGCGCAGCCAGCAAGAAGAGGTTGGCCCGATGGGCCCGCTACCTCAAGGACTACGATCCCGCCGATCTGCGGCTGCTCACCGAGCACATCGCAGGCTCGGCATGGTGGCGCGGCGAGAACGCCACAGGATCGGACCTGTTCAAAGCTGGGCCCGGAAAGTGGTTGAACGATCCCGAGAAAGCCGAGGCCCGCATTGACGAGGCCAGGGTATGGGATCAGGCCGGAAGGCCAGCACAGCCAGCACAGCAGCCACAGAGCAACCGCCCACCCTGGGAGCGCACGCTGGAAGACGTCAAAGCCGAAGTAGAAGCCAACCTCCGAGCGAAAGGAATAGATCCCGATGCCCTCGCTTATTGACATCGTAGCCCGCAACCTGCAACTCATCCGATCCCGGACTCCCAGCGGAGCCGAGGCGCAGACCTGGGTGGATGAGTTCAACCGCCAGATCGGCAGCATCGACTCCGAGCGCCTGCAGGCCGCATTTGATGCGGCGCGCGCCGACGCTGCGGGGACGACTCGCTACCGCCCGCTCCACTTCGACGACGTTCTCTACCACTTCCGGCGGACTCCCGGCACAGGCGAGAGCCCGGACGGCGCGCCCGAAGATCCCGACTGCCCGCGCCAGTGCGACCGAGGCCGGGTGATGGTGCTGGAGGCTGGGCCCGGCGGGGCTGAGTTCCCGTGCCTTGTCATCTGCGACTGCAGCGCCGGGAGCTACTGGGCGAGCCGGGCAGGCTGGATGGGTCAGCCCACGGTCACCCAGGTCCTGCGCCGCTCAGGCTACCGGCTCAAGCCAGCCAGCAGCCTGCCGCGCGGGCACGCCGACTGGCTGCACAAAGAGACCCTGCGGCGAGGGCTCAGGCCCGCCCTGGAGCACTACGATGCGGAGATGGCGCGGAGGGCTGAGAAGTGACGTCCGCCCCGGTTGTCGTTTCCTACGGCGGCGGCACCAACAGCACGGCCATGCTGATCGGCATGGTCGAGCGGGGCGAGCCCGTGGATCTGATCCTGTTCGCAGACACCGGGGGCGAGCGACCGGGCACCTATTCCTACCTGCGCCTGTTCTCTGACTGGCTACAGGAGCGGGGCTATCCGGCGATCGAGACGGTGATCACGGTTGACCGTAACGGCAAAGAACTGAGCCTGGAACGGGAGTGCGCCGAC